ACACATCATTACAGTGAAGTGATTGTTAAAAATTCCCCAATGTCTTCAGTACAGTAAAGCACAGAAGCACATCAGGGAAATGAAGCAGTTTATTCTAGTAAAGTGATAGCTAACTTAGGCGGTGGCCGGGGTGTTGTATACATAATCGACGTGATAGCTAACTTAGGCGGTGGCCGGGGTGTTCATAATTTGTTTATAATTTATTCATACTGAGTTCATAACGGAATTGTATAATATAGACAATGAAAGGAAGCCTTGAAAGACTTTCGCCGCCGTGTCGATAATATGCAGGAATATGGGGGTTAATATGATTAAATACGTCCGTCAACCTCAGTTCGATACAATCGAAAATTTTCTTTTGTCCCATCAAGATAAACTCTATCGAACTACCCGTTATACATACTATTTCAAAACCATTGGAGATTGCGCCGGAATCTTTCGAGTTAATCGGAAAAACGGTTTAGAAGATGTCGTAGCTTATTACCACGAAGGAGAGTATTAAATGAAGAAACCAATGAAGCGTCTTGTTTATCTGTACGAAATGAAGTGGTGCGAGCCGTCGAAAGCGGCCCCCGAATGCCAGATACACAGTGGAAGCAGTAACAATCCCAAGATGGTGGGATACAAAACCATTGCAATGAGCCGCCAAATCAAGAGTAATAAAGAAATTGTTCAGGCTTATAATTGGTTAAGAAAAAATATGTTCCATCCTATCATGACGGAAACCAAGAGCGGCAATATCCGAATCATGTATTTTAAGAAGTGGGGTAAATAAGATGATGAACAAAGTTACAATCAACCTTCGCAGAACCACGGTGCAAAGAATCGGCGCAACTCTTAAGAAGGGCGATTATTTTCATTATTGTATTGCAGATAATAGGTCCGTGGAAGGTTCGGGAATTGCCCTCTGTATTACAGACGGCACTGAATGCGTTAATCTGTATACGGGCGAAGTGATTGATATTTTGGCTGACTGGCCTGTTGAGCTTGTTAGAAATATCACGATAGAGGGGGACGTTTAATGGAAAAGAAAGGCAAAAGCGCGGCGAAAAAAACAAAGTTACCCAAGCCACGGAAAACAAACTTTGTCGCTGTAAGTAAGACCCCCCATGACACTGAGCCTACAAAAATAGTTAAACCCGCCCGAAAGCAAGGCGGGCCGGGGCGTCCCTTTCGTGCCAAGCCGCTGGCGGATTTGTTGAGCGGTAACAAGCCCGCGAAAGAATACACGACCAAAGAGCTACAGAAGATTATTGAACGGGCGGCAAAAACAGCAAATACCCGCCTTGCCGCGCTGGAAAAACAAGGCTTGACCAAATACGCATATAAGCGGGCCGAAGCGATGACCGGCAGACCCAACAAGCCCCGCTTTAGTCGGGCTGTAAAGTCTATGAGCCGCGCACAGCTTGAAAGTGAATATTCTTCACTCCGTGATTTTCTTAGCATGGCAAGTTCTACGGTGGGCGGATATAGAAGAACCATTTCCGCCAAATATTCACGTTTGTTAGATGCAGGATTTAAGGGCAGTGAGGACGAGTTATCTTTTCTCTTTGAAAAATATATGTCTTCTGAAATCGATAAAATTTTTGGTTCTGATATTATTTATCAAGCCATTAAAACCCGTGATAAGGAGGCTTTTGAAACGTTCAACGCAATATTAGAAGGGGGTGATAAAGATATATATGTCAACGGCGACAAGGCACAAGGCCGGTTACTTCAAAAGATGATGCAGAAAGGGATTTAGTTAATGTGAGACACTCGCAAGATATCGAAGTCTGTGAAACTAAACAAGAGTTTTTGCGCCGTCTCTCTGTGCCTAAGACCGTAACCAAAAAACAGAATAAAAATACCCGATATAAGACAGAATTTTTTGACGTAACAGCTACGTTTGATATTGAAACGACCAACACCGACGAAGACGGATTTGCGTACAGTTATCAAATGTGTATTGGCGGCGTTGTGGTTGTCCCGCGCTATGTTGAAGACTGGCTTGATATCATTGATACGATTTGCGACAAGTGGCGCGTGTCTGAAAATCGCCGGTTTGTTATCTACATTCATAATCTAGGCTATGAGTTTATGTATCTTTCTCAGATTTTAGCGGGCAAGTGGGGAATCAAAAAAGCATTGTACACGAAGAGTCGCAAGCCGCTTTTTATCACGTTCGATAACGGCGTAGAACTTCGTGATAGTTTAAAGCTTTTTCAGAAGAGTCTTGCCCGCGCAACGGAAGGATGTAAACATGAAAAGCTTAAAGGCGATTTAGATTATTCCATTTATCGCACGCCCGACACGCCGCTTGACGATACAGAATTTTCATACTGTGTTAATGATGTATTGGGACTATGGGAAGCGATTGAAAAATTGAAAGCAGAGCGCGGCTATAATCAGGCTACAATCCCTTATACCAATACCGGCATAGTTATTGAAGCGGTTAACTGCGAAATCCGGCACGACTACCGTTGCATTAAGAAGATGGAAGCTTTACACCTAAACAAAGAACAAACTCTTTTACTGTATAAGTGTATGGCTGGCGGTGATACCCACGGCACAAGGTGGCGGGCCGGTCAAACATATTACAATTGTAATAGCTATGATTTTAAGTCTGCTCATCCATCACAACAACTTTTGTGGGATTTTCCGACCGGCAAACCCATTGACTACCCGGAAAACGCGCCACAGGCTGAAATGGAAAATCTTATAAAGTGCGGCTTTGGATGGTGTGCAGAAATTTTTATCCGAAATCCTCAAATCAAACCCGAATGCCCCGACCCTTGCATTTCTGTTAGTAAGTGTGCAGATATCCAAGGTATAAACGGCGTTGACAATGGCCGGTTATTGGGTGCGGATGGAATACTTCTTTACTGTGATTCTAACGATTGGCAGAGAATCAGCGACGGTTACACCTTTGACGAAATGACGGCGGTGAAATCGGTTGCTTTTCGGCTGGCTCCGTTGCCGAATTCTTTTCGCAAGGTAATATTTGAAAAGTTCAAAATCAAGGAAACTATGAAAGGTTCTCCTGATTATATGTTTTCTAAGATTTGCGTTAATACCATTTTTGGAGCGTGTGCACAAAAAACCGTCCGCGATGAATACACAATGGAAATCTGTGAAGAAGGTATTACAGGCGAGCGCAAAAGTTGGGAAGAAAACCTTGACGGAATGACCGACGAAAAAGTTTTGAAAACGCAAACAAACAAATTTCCGTTTTTGTGGGGGCTGTGGACGGCAAGTCTGACCCGCTTGAAATTATGGCGGCTCCTGAAAATCGTAGGTTGGGACAACGTTATTTATTGGGATACCGATTCATGTAAGTTTGAAGGGCATAAAGTTGCGGCTGTTGAAGAGTATAATGCCGAAATAAAAGCCCAGTGTGAAAAACGGGGCTGTGTTGTAACGAAGTCCAACGGTAAAAATGTTTATATCGGTATTGCAGAAGACGAGCACCCAAGTGCTGAATACGGGTATAAAGAATTTAGATTTTTACACGCGAAGTGTTACGCGGTCAAAACCTGTGATAATGAAATAGAAAGCACCATTGCAGGAGTTGGCAAAAAGGAAGGTATTGAAGCGCTGAAAGGCTCCATTGAAAATCTTAACGAATGGCTTGTTATTCCCGACGCGGGCGGGCAGATGCTAACATATCACGACGCGCCAGTGAAGGAGCGCCACGATTTCGCCCGCCCGACTCTCTCCGCGTCGTGGATCGTAATGACTCCGCGTCGCTATGAGGTAGGCGGATTTGAACAAGCGCTTTTGAATCAAGAGATTGATTGCGAAAGGCTAGGTTAATATTCATTACAAGTTATTAACAGTTTGTTCATCAATCGCTTTGCGATTTATGATATTATAATAGTGTCGAAAGACAATACACAACAGACAGAAAGGACAGTACTATGAAAATCAAATTTCCCTATGTTCGTATCAAGGCTTTTAAGGACGACGAGATGAAGAGCTTTCTTTTTCTCGACACGTCGGCAATCAACAACGCGAAGGAGCTGGTGAAGGTGGACGGCTATAAGCCCATCGAAGCAAGACGCGCCGTTGCCACTGTTGAAGTTCCCATGGTGGAAGCATCCACCGAAAACATCATCTGCGAGTGCGCCGGTGGTATCAAGCACGACTTTCTGTGGTCTGACGTCGAAACGAAATTTGTGAAGGGGGTCTATGAGAATGCCTAATGCGTCTCACGTCCTTTTTTATGAAGACGCCGCTCAGAATATTTTTGGTTGTGTCTACGACAAGAACGGCGAACTGGTGAACGTCGTCGGCGGCGTTGACCGTCTCCAGCCGCTCCCTATGTCCGCATTGGTGGACGCCGCCCGCAAAGGCTTTCCGTTCGCCGACCGATGGGAAGCAACCGCCCATGATGGCGTAGATATGGAGACGCAGACCGCGCGGCTGGAAGCACAGCACCACCACATTTGCACCATCTGCGCCAACGGTTCCCCGTCCGCTCTGTACCCCGAAAACGCGACGGTTTCGGGCAAGCAGTTCCTCATCCGCTGGTTTTTCTAACCTGACAGACAGAAAAGGAGTTAAATTATGGGTTTCAATAAGAATCAGAACGCAAACGCCAACAAGAGCCAGAACGCAGACGCCAGCAAGCCCCGCGTTACCTGTGAAAGCCTTCGCAATATGAAGGCCGTTGTTCGCAATGTCCGACAGGTTGCGGACAACTGCTTGACCTTCACGCTCCGTTTTGCCGGTATTGACCTTTACGGAATGCGTCTAGTGGACGGCCAGAAGGGCCTGTTTATTACGGCCAGTTCCACCAAGGGCAAAAATGGCAACTACTACGAGAATTACCGGGTCTATCTGGACGACTCCGGCAGAAACGCAGTTGAAACCGCTGTGCTGAAAGCATACGACGAAAACACCGCAGAAGTTGAGGTGTAAATATGAGCAAGAGCAACAAAAACAATGTTGCCCTTGACCTATACACAGGCGACGGCTGGGTGAATATACCCGCCGTCGCTTCTTTAGGTGCATGGTGCAATATCATCATAGGCAAGCGCCAAGTTGGAAAGACTTTTGGAACGCTCAAATATGAACTAGATAATAACAAGCATTTCCTTTATCTTCGGCGCACAAGCATAGAGTTTGACGCCATTACATCCGACCCCGAACTAAACCCCTTCTTGCCCCTCTCTAAATTCGGTTATGACGCCGATATTGCGAAGACTGGCAAAGTCACCTATACTGTGGGGAAGTTCGAGCGAGATGAAAACGGCAAAGTGAAGAACATCCTTGAAAAGTACGGAATCGGAATGACGCTCCCTAGTATTGCGAACATTCGAGGTTTTAACGGCTCCGCTTTTTCAGACGTCGTTTTTGATGAATTTATCCCGGAAAAAATCGTTATAAAACGTAAGGCAGAGGGCGACGCGCTGTTAAACGCTTATGTTACTATCAACGGCAACCGGGAACTTGAAGGAGCGCCGCCCCTTCGCATCTGGTTGCTTGCGAACGCCTTTGACATTGCATCTCCCATACTGGTTGAATTGGGAGTTGTCGAAGAAATAGCAAAACTCGTTCGTACTGGAAAGGAATGGACGTTGACGGATTCCGGCGTTTTCATCGCAATGCCGAAGAGCACCAAGGTTTCGACGAAACGTGCACAAACGGCATTCATGCGCCACATGATGAAAAACAAGGACTCGAAGTTTTATCAAATGGCGATGGAAAACAAGTTTAGTTATAACAATCTGGAAAACGTCCGCAATATGAACTTGCGCGGCATGAAGCCGCTGTTTCAAATTTGCGGGTTATACGTCTATCAATATGACCCTACTCATTATTATATTTGTACGTCGCCGCATCAATCCCGCGAAATCTACGAAGACACAAAAGCAGGAAAACAGGCTTTTCACATCGCTCACCCCTATTTCGAGCTTATGCTTTCTTTGTGTCAAGTATGGGTTTCTGACGTCCCATCTTTGATAAAGTTGCGGCAGTTCCTTGACATTGAGGAATGAATATGATATTATGAAATCGCCCGGAACTCCAAAAGTTAAGCGCCCCGGAAGGGCGTGGAGTGGCATTCTTAACTTGCACATCCGGGCTTTATAAGGTAGGTGATTTGATGCAATTCAAATTTTCTTATAAAATCGCTGGCAATATGAGACTTTCCCCGCATTTCAGAGTGAGGGAGTTTCACAGCAAACACGACCCGGAAGACGTTGTTATTGTGGACGAAGCGCTTGTGAAGCTTTTGGAGAACATCCGAAACTTTACCGGCAAGCCTGTGCACGTCAATAGCGGTTACAGGTCTAAGGCGTACAACGCGACCTTGAAAAATGCGTCGCCCAAATCTCAGCATTGCGAAGGTAAAGCCGCTGACATTTGGATTGATGGCTATTCCCCCGCGAAGGTTGCCGAAATTGCCGAATGCTATTTGGGTAGCTCTGGCGGTATCGGTATCTATAAAACGTTCACCCATGTTGACGTTCGCGCAAAACGTTCACGCTGGAAAGGAGCATACTAATGGCAAAGGCACTTACTATTGATGACATTATCACTTTGGGCAAGATGGGTTTTGACAAGACCGACATTGCCACCCTTTTGGGCGCACCGGGCAAGGCTGAAAAACAGGCCGCGCCCGCTGAACAGCCCGCCGTGAACCCGGCACCGAATGGCGAGACTACCAAGCCCGCCAGTTTGGCCGATGTGCAGAAAGACCAAACCACCGGTGCACCGGATTACAACGCCCTGTTGTTGGCTATCAACGGGCTTTCTGAAAAGGTTGCAAGCCTGACCGTTCCCAAGGCGGGCAGTGTTGGCAATGTCGAGCCGGTTGGGCTTGATGATATTATCCGTGGTGCTATGGGGGTGCAGGAAGCTCCGCCGACCATGCCCGATTTTGCGAAAGGAGTTGTTAAATAATGGCAAATCCCAATATCCCCGAACTCGCGGGCATGAGTGTTTTTCGCCCGCAGGATGTCTATACTATCGTCAATGCGCTGGTAAAAGAAGTTACCGGCCAGTCGTCGACCGTCACCGCAGTTGACACGTCGTCTTTTGTGCACGTCGGCCAGATGTGTCTGAACGTGTCCAAAGAGGGCACGCTCCGCGCCCTCTCCAATATGTTGGCCCGCACTATCATTGCAAGCCGCCCCTATTCGTCCCGGTTTTCTTCCATCGAAGTATCGAATCAGGAATGGGGCCTGTATCTGAGGAAGATTTCTTTCTTTGCATCGAACTTCGACGAAAGTAAGTTTATCAACACGGTGCAGAACCCGGAAACTCTGGTGGATGGCAACAGCCTTGATATGTACAAAATCAAAAAGCGCTACCCGTTGGAAATGTTCTATTTCGGGCAGAGCGTTTTGAATCAGAGGTACACCCGTTTCCTTCGCCAGCTCAACACCGCGTTTTCCAACGAGTCCGAATTTTCTCAATTCATGTATGCAATGATGGTGGAGATTCAGAACGACGTTGAGAGCTGGAAGGAAGCCGAAAACCGCGCCGTTTTCATGAACTACATCGGCGGCATTTTCAACACCGGCAAGCCCGCCCAGAAGGTCAACCTGACCGCCGAATTTAACCGCGCACGCGGTACGGCGTACACGTCGGAAGAACTCCGCACGACTCACTTGCAGGAATTTCTTTCCTTTTTCGTGGCGTGGCTTGAAATTACTTCGGGCCTGATGGAGCACAGAACCGATATGTATCATCTGACTCCCCGGTGCACCGACGACCACGGAAACGAGCTTAAACTTTTCCGCCACACTCCGAAGAGCGAACAGAAACTCATGCTCTATAATCCTCTGATTGTGGACGCCCGCGCGTGGGTTTTCCCCGCGATTTTCGGCCCCGGTTATCTGACCTTCGGTAATTACGAGGGGGTGGACTACTGGCAGAACATCAACGACAAGAGCGCAATTTCTGTCACTCCGTCTCAGTTCAACGTTGACACGGCACAGGAAGTAATCGGCAACCCGGTCAAGCTGGATTATGTGGTTGGTCTGCTGTATGACCGTCGTGCCCTTGCAACTACCTATTTTCAGGATTCCGTATACACTACGCCGTTCAACATCTCCGGCGAGTACTGGAACATTGAGCACCACTGGAAGATGAACTACACGGAAGACCCCACGGAAAACGCAATTCTCATGTATATGGCGGACGTGTAACCTCTCCGACCGTCTGCCACTTCTGCACAAGCCGCCCGCCCAACATGGGCGGGCGGCTTTTAATTGTTCCATGTGGAACAAGAAAGGGTTTGAGATATGGCTAGAGGTGAATTTCAGGGAGCCGTACCCGCTCCCAGTGTTAAACATGGCTATCATTTCCATTTTGGAAACGTTGAAAAAAGAATCAATTCAACGAAGGTTTTTGACTATACGGTTTTGAAGGACTTAGAGCGTTGCGATTTCAAAGAACCCACCAGCATGGAAAACCCCCACGTTTATATTACCCTTAATTCCATCAATATTTCCCCGCAGTGGAACTATTGCCATTGTGAGGAAACCGCGTCTTTTTACTGGATTACGGATATAACGACCCGACGGGCGAACATCTGGGATTTTTCGCTTGTGCTTGACCCGCTGGCAACCTACAAAGATACCATTGTAAAAACGTCCGCTTTTATCGAATACGGTTTTAACTCTGATGCAAGCGGTTCGTCTCTGCGTATCCAAGACGCGCGGCAAAACGTTGCCCAGCATCCCCAAATTTCAAGCGAATCCTTCGACCCGTTTCCCGGTACGATTTCGGCCACAGGTTGTTACATTCTTTCAGCCGTGGGCGCGTCTGGTTTGCAAGCGTTTGCCCTGAGTGAAACGGAACTGTCCACCCTTTTAGCTACAATGTCTGTTACATGGGAAACGTTGACAAAAGCAATGGTTCGTTGGGAATTGGCTTTAGGCGAATTTATGAATAAATTTGTTTTCGGCGGTTCTGCTATGGATTGTGTGCGTTCTTGCATTTGGGTTCCCTTCAACAAAACGAAGTTTCTTTCTGGTGGAATGGCCGAAATTACATTAGGACAATTTCACACAGGCGTGATGGCGATGACTGTTAACGCAAACTCGAACGTTGTGCACAGTATTTCACAAGAAATTCCGTGGCCCGCTGATGACTGGAAGCGTTTGAACTGTCAAGTACAAGTTTACATTCCGTTTTTGGGTACGGTAGGTATACCCGTTGACCAGTGCAACGACGCCGCCAGTATTACCATTAACAGCGGCTTTTCCTTGATTGACGGCGGCGTATCGGTTCAGATTTTGGCGGGGCGCTATTGTGTGTATACCGGCTCCACCAATGTTTCCAGCCCCTACGGAATCGGCACAAGTAATATTGACCCGGTTAAAAGTGTAACTTCGGCTGTCGGGACTGTTGGCTCCGCGCTTTCCTTTGGTGCGGGTCTGGTTGCTACCGCGGCGGGCTTTTCAGTTGGTGGGGTTCAAAAAATGCTCAACGGCGCATCGGGCACAATTGCCAACGCCGCGCAAACAGTTAGCCCCATCAATCAGTGTGTGGGCACACTTTCCGGGCACTCGCAGATTTATTTACCTTTACAAGCCCGCTTGACTCTGCTATACTATAGGCCAGTAGATGACGCGGGTTTCCAAAAAGTGTATGGATACCCAGTAATGAAAGTAGGCACACCGGCGAACGGCTATTGCAAAACGCGCGGTTTTTCGTGCGCTCCGCTCAACGCCAAGCCCGATGAAATCGCATATATCAACGCCGCTATGGATGCCGGTGTATTTATCGAGTAAAGGAGTGATTTGATGTATCAATGTTATAATGGATTTTATCAAACCCCGTGCGGCGATTTCCGAAAATCCTTTTCCAGTGATACCCTGAATTATTGGGAACGTTCTTTTTTCCAGCGTTGCCGCTCCCTCATTGAATTTGAAGGTTTGCCGGAAGCGGCAGAGGGGCAAATCGGGTGGGATTATGACGCATTTTTATTCCAGCTCCTTTGCATGGGATACGCCGTTGTTTTCAATTCCCGGAAATACGGCATTGTGGTGCAACCCGGCACGCCGTCCGGTTTCGGCTTGCAATATGAGCCGAGAGGGATGCAGATTTCAACACCGTTTTTCCAGTTCGACCGACCGCTTGAAATTGGTACGGAATGCGCCGTTATTAAACTAACTCCCGACTATCGCGGAGTGTGGGACATTATCGAAAAATACGCCGTCGAAATGCAACACGCAGAAGTTGCAATCCGTCAAGCGCAAATCAACAGCCGTTTTGCTTATGCCGTAGTCGTGGACAACGACAAGCAGAAAAAGACCGTCGATGCAATTTTTCAACAGCTTGAAAACGGCAAGCCCGCTGTGGTTGTTAATAGCGAATTAAAGCGGCCTATGGGTGACTCTTCGGCTGATTGGCAACTGCCTATCATGCAGTTTGACCGCGATTTGTCGAAAAATTTCATTTTGCCGGAACTGTTTGAAGCACGCAGAACGATTTTGACAGACTTCTATAGGGAACTGGGCGTAAGAGTCCAGCCCGATAAAAAAGAAAGAATGGTGGTGAACGAATCCCAGAGCGCGGACGCCGAAACCTTCAACCGTCGTGAAGTTTGGAGAATTTCTCTTGACAAATCTCTCGACGTGTGCAATACTATGTTTGGAACTAATATCACGTTCAAAATCAACGAACCCCCGGAACTGACCGAGGGCGACGGCGAGGAAAGCGAGGTGGGCGAAAATGCCGATGTATCCCGGAACTCTGGTGAATGAAATCGACATGGGGTGCAACCTTGAAGCCCTCTTGATATACGACCATGAACTTTTTGCAAATATGGTTGTTCCTGATGGCGTGGACAAGCTAAACGTTATTTCCGCTATTCGCCGTAAACATGGGCTTGCACCCCTGTATCATCCCGACCCCGAATGGATGAAAAACGAATTGTACTGGTGGAGCAAGGAAAACTTGCCCATCTGGAAAAAACTTTTTGCTACAACGAAACTTGATTATAACCCCATTTGGAACACCGATGTAAGCGAGCGGACGACCGACCAGACGACCCGCGCAAGGTCTACCGCCGACAATAGCACAAGTCTTTCCCACGGTGGAACGTTTGAAAACTCCCAGCACTCCGAAAAGGCCGACGGCTGGAACACGGCGGACGGAAGCTATCATGAAAAGACTAAAGGCACGTCCGACACACAGACCGAGGGAAATTCTCATGAAGGTTCTAAAGGCACATCTAACACGGTGACGGATGGCACGCTTCATGAAACGACTAACGGCACGTCGCATTCTGAGGGCGAAGGAACCGTGAAAACGGGAGTTGTCGGCACGTCCCTCACCACGACAAGCGAAGAAATGACCGACCAAGTGGAACAGACCAAAAACACCAGCCTAATTCACCACGGTGTAACGGTCAACGAGTTGAGCGCCGAAAATGAAGCAGGATATCAGCCCGACAATAAGAGCACGACCGATTCCACCGATACCGGAAGGGATACCACTTCCACGACCGATACCCAAAGCACCACCGGAACGAGCACCACCAATACTTCCAGTGATACCGATACTAAAACCACCGATAAAAACGATACCCACACGACCGGTGAAACGAATCAAGAAACCCACGGCACAAGTGACACAACCACGACCGGCCAAGTGGATGGACACACGACCGGCACAAGCAACACACAGACCACCGGCCAAACGGACGGCTCAACCCATTCTGATGGAAAGTACGGTGATACGGGCGACAGCCACGACACGACCGAGGGCAAGCACCACGACCGCGCCGACCAGTGGGCAACCGGTAAAGAGGATGAAACAGTTACCTATAACCATGGATGGACGAAGCAAGGCAACATTGGCGTTACATCCACGCAACAGCTCATTGAAGCTGAAAGACAAGTTGTCCTCTTTAATATCTATGATATCATTGCAGACAGTTTCCACAAAACTTTCTGCCTTGATGTATACTAATGAAAGGGGGTTTTCACTATGCCGAAATCCACTAAAAGAAATCTGAAAGTTTCGCCCGCGACGTGGGCGAGAACCGCCATTCTGATTCTGGCCCTTGTTAACCAGTTTTTGAGCGCGGCGGGCAAGTCTCCCTTGCCCATCGACTCCGAACAGGTTGAGCAGTTGGTTTCCGCCGGTATTACTACCGCCGCCGCGCTTGTTACGTGGTGGAAGAACAACAGCTTTACTTGTGCGGCCCTGAACGCAGATGACTTTTACAAGGCCATCAAGCGCGGGGAATATGATTAAGGGGGTGTGAACATGAAAGATTATCCCTATGTCACACCGGGCGACCCTTTCCAATACGATTTACGTTGGATTGTCTCCCAAATCCAGACCCTTCACCAGCTTTTCGACCAGCTCAAATGTGACGTTGAAAAGACGGGCGGAAACGTCGAAGCCTTGAACGGCTACACCAAAGCGCTTTCCGATGCACAGTGTGCCATCAATGAGCGGCTGGACGTGGGCGACTTTGAAAAGGAGACGTTCGCGGAATGGGCTAACGCAAATCTCCCGGCAATGGTGACACAAATGGTCAAGTTCGTTTTCTTCGGTCTGTCGGATGATGGGCATTTCGTTGCTTATATTCCGTCTAGCTGGAAGTTCTTGAACTTCGACACGTCCACCCGCGCAAACGACCCCAATTGGGGCCACCTCATTATCCGGTACTGATGCCGGAAGAAAGGAGTTTTGTATATGGATTGCAAAAACGCTTTTCCTATTACTTGCGCTCCGGGCGCTCCGGGCGGCGGGCCTTGCCCGCCCCCTCCGCGTCCGCCGTGTCCGCCGCCCCGGCCTATTCCGGGCGGTACTTCCCAATACATCGGCGCACGGTACGTTCCGAAGTTTGCCAACCCTGTGGAATGGGACAAGGCTAGTAGCTATGAAAACTTCGTTATCGTCACTTATAACGGCGATTGCTACACGTCCCGCGCCTTTGTTCCCGCTGGAACTGATTTGACGAATACGACCTATTGGGTCAAAACTACCGATAACAACTACCAGCTTGAACAGGTCAAGCAGTCTGTGGAAGACTTGAGCGGACAGGTGACGAGCGCTGTGCAGGACGTTGCGGAAGCCGTTGACAAGGTGAACGCGATGCAGACCACGGTGGACGAAATCAAGCAGACTTCCGACACCGACCACGCCCGCGTTGACGCGGCGGTTGAAGACGTCGCTAAACTCTCCACTAAGGTGGACGGTTTCGCCGCAGACCTTAAAGTTCATTCTGACGATATCGCGGCCCTCAAACAGGCTGACAAAGATTTATCCGCCCGCATCGACGACAACAAGGCCAGCAACGGCGCAACGCAGAAAGAGCTTGATTCCTTTAAGGCCGAAACCAAGGACGACCTTCAGAAGCTCCGCGAAAGTGACGCGGCCCAAAAGGCCGATATCGCCACCAACAAACAGAACATTCTGGACAACGCCGCGAACATACAGCAGAACGCCGAAGAAATCGCGGCCCACGCCGTCCGTCTCGACAAACTGGAAAAGGACTTTCCGGCAGAGGTTGCCCGCCTTGATGCAAAGGACGCGGAACAGGATGGGCGGCTTGATGGACTCGACACCAAAACCGATTCCATCCGAACCGACTTGACCCAAGCACAGGCGAATATTGCCCAGAACGCGGACAATATTACGCACTTACGCGGTGACGTGAACCGCATCGACTCTAAAAACGCTGAACAGGATAAAAGGTTGGATGGGCTGGACGCTTCCATTACCGACCATTCCGAGCACCTTGAAAGAGTCGATTCCCGGCTTGATGGGTTGGACTCGAAGACCGACAAGGCCAATGAGGACATCACCAAGAACGCCGAGGAACTGGCGGAACACGCCGTGGAGCTGGCAGACCATGAAAAGCGCATCACTACGCTGGAGGGCGCATCGGTTGAGGCAACTGATAGCATTAACGCCATCAAGCAAAAGAACGTTGAGCAGGACAACGCCATCGCCCGCAATTATGACGAAATTCAGCACGTTAAAGAAACGGCTGAAAAGAAGTCCACCATCTATGTTTCCGCCACTGAACCTGAAACCTTCATCGGCAAAGATTTGTGGTTTGACATTTCCTAACGTTGAAAGGAGCAAATACTATGGCTATCAATAACTACGACGGTTTTCTGAAGTACAAGCAGGACAACGGCGACATTGCCGTTCTTTACCCGAAGACCAAGGTTGCAAACGTCGAGGGCGCGGCCACCGCCGCCAGCGTCACCGCTCTGAGTGGCCGCGTTGACACCATCGATACGAACGTAACCGCCAACACTACGGCCATCACCAAGGAAGTTTCCGACCGTGAAGCCGCTGACACCGCCCTTGACACCCGTGTGCAGACTCTGGAAACCGGCGCTCACAACCCGCCCCAGCTTTACATTTCTGACACCGAACCCGAAGCCATCAAGGCCCGTGATTGGTGGTTTGACACTTCCGCGACCTGATTTTTCACAGGTTTTGACGCTTTAACGTGATATCAGCGCCGCCGTGTTCTTCCAGCGGCGGCGCTGATTTTATGAAAGGAGTTGTTAAAATGGCAACTATTAACGGCACTCTGAAATACAAGCAGGATGACGGCTCTATTGTGGAGCTTAACCCTGTGGGAGTGGATGCAAGAGCGCGGACGCTTGCAACGGCGGCAGGGCAGACCGCAAACAATGCACAGACCGCCGCAGACAATGCCCAGTCCGCCGCAGATACGGCACTTCAGTATATTGGTGACTGGCCTTTGACTGCCCCGACCGACACCATCACTACCGAAGTGAAAACTCTTAACACAAGAGTCAAGAAACTGGAACGCTTGCCCACGCTGGACTTGCCTATTATCGGAATCGTTACCAGTACTGGGCCGAACACTGTTACTATAGATGTTCCGATTCCGTCTGTTGTTCGTTTCTTAACCGTAAAGGGATACGTTCCCACCTTTTCCATTCTAGGTGGTACTATCAGCATAGTATTTGAATACAATGACGCTAATACTATCAATAACTTTGCACTGTCTTCTGTCTCCGTTTCGGATTTGGGCGTGTTTGTTTCTATCACTGGCAACCCCGCGCCGTCTTTATTGGCTATCAAGCCGGGAACCTTTGTATGGGGTTCTTATAAACAGGCGGCAACAGATACAACTCTTCATGTGACGTTTTCTTAACCGACCATCTATCACGTCGATTATGTATACAACACCCCGGCCACCGCCTAAGTTAGCTATCACTTTACTAGAATAAACTGCTTCATTTCCCTGATGTGCTTCTGTGCTTTACTGTACTGAAGACATTGGGGAATTTTTAACAATCACTTCACTGTAATGATGTGT